TGCCTGGAACACCGCTGGGACCCTCTGGGCCAGTAACGCCAGTGACGCCCTGCGGACCAGTAACGCCGGTAACGCCAGTTACGCCCTGCGGACCAGTAACGCCAGTAACGCCAGCGGCGCCGGTGACGCCCGTCGCGCCTTGAACGCCAGTAGCGCCCTGCGGGCCGGTGACACCAGTAGCGCCAACGGCGCCAGCAAAATAAGACAACGACGTCCAAGTAGACGATCCGTTGCCAATCTTAAATTTGCCAGTATCGGTTTCGAACCCAACCTCGCCGGAAGACAGCGTGGGATTCGCGGACGTCCAGTTAGCGGCAGTATCGCGACGAAGCTGAATGCGTGGCATTTTAACCCTCTAAACAAAAAATAGATCAACCGGTAGCGCTGCCGCCGTCAACTACTGTACCCCCGGCCGCAGAAGCCGAGCCGCCGTCCAAAACGTCGATAAGGGAGGCCACGTCGGCTGCAACCCATTTCGAACCGTTCCATGAAAGCACCTGCTCGGTCGCGGCGGTCAAGGGTAAATTTGGAAAACCAACAATGGCGGCGGCGCTATTTTTGACAAATAAAACGCCGTCCGCCACGTTGACTGCTAATTCACCTTCGGCTAACTGATTCGAAGCCGGCGCGGCTCCGGGGGTTGTGCTACGTTTATGTTTAATAACGTTTGGCATAATCCACTCCGGAGCCGCGCCTTTACTGCCTCAAATCAAATTAGAACGAGCCGCCGTCCAGTTCGCAACTGCCGATGGCGCTGCAAACTGTAGTGCTCAGCACCACCGTACCGGTTTCAGCCGGGAAAGTGATGGTGTTGGTGCCGGCTACGTCCGGAACGACAACGGTTACTTTACCGCTGGTCGCGCCGTTCATGATCAGATCCTTACCAGCAGCCAGGGCCACGTGCTCCGAGGAGGTCCAAGCGTCGGTCGAATCGACCCACTTGAACTCCTTGTCGGTGGCACCCTTCAGGGTGAGACCGCCGCCGTCAGCCGTAGCGTCCGTCGGAGTCGCAACCTTGCCGAGGACAATGTTCTTGTCCTCAACCTCGACAGTCTCGGCATTCACGGTGACCGTGGTGCCGTTTACTGTGAGATTGCCGGTCACGGTCAGGTCGCCGCCGACCCCGCCGTTGCCGGTCGTCGAGAAGCTGCTCATCGCAACTTCGCCAGCCGAACCGTACACCACAGCCTTGCTGTTCACTACGGTGTTCGCAGTGGCGCCGTCGAGCAGATTAAGCTCGGCGGAGTCCGCTGTCACGCCGTCGAGAATGTTGAGCTCGGCAGTGCTGGCGGTGATCCCGTCCAGAACGTTGAGCTCAGCAGCAGAAGCTGTTACGCCGTCAAGGATGTTGAGCTCAGCGGTGCTGGCGGTGATCCCGTCAAGCACGTTGAGTTCAGCAGCCGTCGCCGTGACCGCCGAGCCGCCGATTTCAAGCGACGTGACGTTCACCGCACCCGACGCACCGTACACCACAGCCTTGCCGTTCACGACCGTGCCAGCCGAAGCGCCGTCGAGCAGGTTCAGCTCGGCGGAGTCCGCTGTCACACCATCGAGGATATTCAGCTCAGCCGTGCTGGAGGTGATCCCGTCCAGAACGTTGAGCTCAGCTGTGCTGGCGGTAATACCGTCCAGAACGTTAAGCTCAGTGTAATCAGCCGTCACACCATCAAGGATGTTGAGCTCAGCGGTGCTGGCGGTGATCCCGTCCAGAACGTTGAGCTCAGCAGCTGTCGCTGTGATAGAAGAACCGCTGATCTGCAACGTCGTGGCGTTTACTTCGCCAGCCGCGCCGTAGATCACAGCCTTGCTGTTCACAATCGTAGCAGAAACCGAACCATCAACCAGATTCAACTCCGACGACGTCGAGGTGACGCCGTCAAGAATGTTGAGCTCAGCTGTGCTGGCGGTAATACCGTCCAGAACGTTAAGCTCAGTGTAATCAGCCGTCACACCATCAAGGATGTTGAGCTCAGACGTGCTCGCGGTGATGCCGTTAAGCACATTGAGTTCAGCCGCAGTGGCCGTCACGCTCGTGCCACCTAACTGCAGCGTAGTGATGTTAACTGTGCCGGTAAAATCATTGTTACCGGTCCACGTTTGAGACGCAGCCGTGAGCTCTCCATAGTTGGAAAGATCAGACACAGAGTCCCAACCCACACCGCCGATCGCGATCACACTGGTGGCGTTACCGCTGCCGTCAGCGCCCTTACCGTAGTACAGGACCTGATCGACTTCGTTAAAAGCCAACTCAGCGTTCTTCAAACTTGCTGGCGCGCCGGCATTGCCCGAGGACCGACGCTTGATACGAATCGTATTTGCCATATGAAAACTCCGCTGTTAAAAGAAACCGCCATCAGTAAGTTTAGCAATATCAGCACTGCGCCACAAATTCGTCTCAGGATCATAGACGAGCGCAGCTTTTACATCTGGCGTGTCGGAGCTTACGTCGGGTAACGAAGTCAAGTTTGGCGTCGGCATAATTATTTCTTGCCACTGGCTGAGCGACGCAGGATTATTTCCAGCCAGAATAAAAGTTTTGTTCAAATCGTTGCGGATTACAATATCGCCCTGCTGGGCAGAGAGCGCCAGCATCGCAGCCTCTGAGATAACGTTGAACGTCTCGACAGTGGCCTCGGGCGGCAGCTGTTCAGCCGGCAGCTGCCCAGTCGTCTCGTCAAGTGTCGCCACGCCACCGGGGACGCCGCGCGATTCATTCGGCACAGCGTCGACGGCCGTAACAATATCAGCAATCGTCGTCTTTTTTGTTTTTTTCCGCGCTAGTTCGGTATCGACAACCGGAATCGCGTCTGTCGGCGCCAGGTCTGTCTTTGGTTCCAGCTCAGATATTTTTTTCTTCAACATGGTTACAGCTCTCAACTATTAGTTGAATAAATTAGTCGTACAACCCGCCGTCAATTTCTGTTGCTATTGGCCCTGTCGCGCCTACCGGTCCGGTAGCACCTGTGACGCCCTCAACGCCAGTAGCCCCGGTCACGCCCACAACACCCGTGGCGCCTGTCGGGCCGGCAACACCCGTCGGCCCCGTAGCGCCGCTGATCCCAACCGGCCCTGTCGAACCAGATGGCCCTGTCGCGCCGCGCGGGCCTGTAGAACCGGTTACACCTGTTTCACCAGTAAACCCCGCCGGCCCGGTAGCGCCTGTCGGACCAGAAACACCCGTCAGGCCGCGTAAGCCAGTCGGTCCTGTGGCGCCAGAAATACCTGTTGCGCCGGTCGGTCCGGCCGGCCCAGTAATGCCGCGAGCGCCTGTTGGCCCTGTTGAACCCTCGGGACCTTCGATACCTGTGGCGCCTGTCGGGCCGGCAACACCCGTCGGCCCCGTAGCGCCGAGACCGCCAACTGCGCCAGTCGCGCCGGCCACGCCAGTCGCGCCGCGTAAACCCATAAGACCCGTTGGCCCGGTGGGACCAATCGGGCCAGTGACCGCGGGGATCTGGGCTTCTGGAACTTTGCCGAACTCATCCAGCGTCGCCACGCCGCCGGGAGCGCCCAGCGCAGTGCTGGGGATAAAATTTAACAGCTCAACAATGCCGCCGATCGTGGTCTTTTTTGTTGTTAAAATTCCGCCTGTCTGCGTGTCGACAATCGGAATTAAGTCGGCGGAGCTGGGTGTGACCTTTTCTGGTAGCGACGATATTTTTTTTTCAGCCATGTAGCGCCCCGCTTAATATTGGTCGTCGTCGTCCTCCTCTCCCCAGTGGCGGCGCGACTTTTTTTGTTTTTTATCCGTGCGTGTGCCCTCCAGCTCGTCGGCAGCGCGCGTCAACCAGCGCGCCAACTTTCGCGCGTCGGTCGGGGTTAACAGGGGAGCCGCATTACCCGAGACGTCCAAAACGATGCCGGTTTCTTCTCCCGCGTTGTCGTGAGTTTGCCAGATTCCAGCCTGCGCGTTAAACGTAGGCACCTCGTCAGCTTTGAGGCTGGGATCCAAGTTCTTAAATTCTATTACATGCGGCTTATTCACAACAACAGTCGCCACGAGTCACTCCTTTGCCAAATCGTCGACAATAATAGGCGTATGCTCAGCCGCCCAGATCGACGGGAACCGACCAAAATATTCTTCGGCGTCCTCGGCCGAGAATCCGTCCGCGAGCAGCTTGTCATAAATTTTGCTCATGCTGTAAGCCGCTACGGGTTCTTTATCGCCGCGGCGGGCAATACCGATGAGCGCCGGGTTCATGTTGTCAAACAGCAGCGCATCAGGATTTTCATCCAGGAGCTGGTCTACAACACGCTGGTAGCAAAAACTCATGGTGTCACCTCGTTTTGGATGTCGTCTAAAAATTGAACGGCAATGTCGCTGGCCCGCCGGTAGCCCTCGCGCACCCCGCGCTGAAACTCGGCCGAACCGGGCGCAGAAACTTTGTCAACTAAATCGGCAATTGTCGCTAAACACGCTACCGTCTGATTATACAACGATCGGTAGCTCGGCGAGCTTGTAACTAATTCTTTACTGGCGGTGCCGGCGTCGGCCTCGTAGCTCGGCGCAATTGGGGGCCGAAGACCAAGCGTCTGCATAGTTTTTAAACAGGCTGTGACGTCAATCCGGTCGCGAATGCCGTGCGGGCCGGCGGGAATGTGCCGCTGCGCGATCCGCAACAATTTAAAGCACAGCTTCGGTAAACTTTGGACTACCATCTCTTCGGAAAGCTTGTGCGCTTTGCGGCGTGCGCGGCGAACAGTTTTCTGCACCGCGGCGTGGCGCTGCGTTTCCAAGTCGACGGCGGTTCCGGCTTCAAACATCAAACCCTCGCTTTCAGGTAGAGACTTTCGAACACTCGGATTCCTGACTGAGCGCTTCATAAGACACAAGCACTAAGTCGTGAATAACGTCGGCGGGCTGCTCCGCGTTGATCAGCCAGAGTTGCCGGGCGCAGCTCTCCGCCGTCGGGTCGGCGTGGCTGAACCGGAGATAAGCCGCGCGCATTCGCTGGCGCGTTTCATCTGTGACGCGCTCATACCGATCGCGACCAGGGCCCGTGCGCGCGGCGGATTGCTCGGGCGGCAAATCTAACAAAAAGCACAGGTCGGGTGTGAGGTTCGACGTCTGCTGAAAAACAGTGAGAATAAAGTCTGGGTCAATTCCGTTGAGCTCACCCTGATACACCAGGGTTGACAGCAGCCAGCGGTCGCACACGACCGTGACGCCAGCCGTAAGGCGGGCCTTAATATAGCCTGCGAGTTCGGCGCGGGCGGCAGAAAATAACAACATTTGCGCCGCTGTCGAAATAGGCGCATCATTGTGCAGCAGAATTTGCCGAATCGCCGTGCCGATCTGCGTCGTACCCGGGTCGGCAACGAGCTCGGCTTCGACGCCGCGACTTTTTAAAGCTTGTACCAGCATCCGTGCTTGCGTACTTTTCCCGGCACCGTCAATGCCTTCAAAGCAAACGAACATGGCATCCTTTCCGTGTTCTTCCGAGCGGTAGATTTAACGCCCGGTAATCGCCGCGCTTGGAAACTTGTCAGCCATTACAGTGCGCGGCGTTTTGTCCGCTGTCATGCTGATCGCTACGGCCGGCGTATCGCTTGGCGCCATGTCGGTAGAAAACAGCGCTAGTTCCGTGCCGTCGCTAAACCGCAGTGTCAGCCCACTCGCGGCGTGACCCAAACCCTGGCAACCACGGTCGACCAGCCACTGCGCCGCATAGTCGCAAAATAAACGAATCAGCTCGACCTGATGGGTGCGCTCTGGGTCGGCGCAGTAGTCAGTCTTGATCTGGTTTAACAGCGCGCTTGCGGGCATATGCCACCTTCTTTCTGGGTTTAGAGGACTTTTTTTGCTGGGCTTTTTTGGGTGCAGGTCTCGCCTGCTGAATCGTAGCTTCAGCCTCCAGGCGTGTTCTAATCCTTTTTTCTGTCAGTTCAAGTGACTTTTGTGCGCGCGCCTGCTGCTTGAGCGTTTTGATCTGCTGGCTAATTTCAATCAAAAGATTTCGGGCCGCGTGTGCATACAGCCGCAGCATGTAATATTTGTTGGTAGCGTGCACGGCCAGCAAGTCACCGTCCAGCTGCGCCAGTTTCTTTTTGAGCCGCGCTAAGTGGGCCAGGCCGTGTTTGTCGAGATGCTTTTTGATGTCATTAGCCGCGCAAAGCACCTCTGCGACGACGACGATCTGTGCGCCAATCGGGCTTTGGCTTAGGCGGCCGCGAAACTCCATGTCGCGTTTTGTTTCCACAAGCCGAAAATCGCGCGTGATGAGCGCCACCATAGCAGCAACCTGGACCGTAGCAATTTCAGCAATATTCTCAAACGTGCATTCGCTGACCCGCAACACATCGC